GTTGACACTTAGTCAAAAGTTTCGATGTTCCTTTATACATCAATAACATCAGTTATAAATTCTATATATATCTATGAATGTAGAGAAGTTTTCGCAATCTTACCTTGAAAGTATTATTGACAAAGAGAAAATTCAAGTTGTTTCCGACACTTTAGAAACCCTACGCGTTGGCAGGCCTCCAACCCCTCGTACACCGTTGTATAAGGACCTTTCTGAGGATGAGATCTTGGAGAGATGGAAGCAGCAGCTAACCCAGGAAGGCTCAAAATATCCAGAATTAGTAGAGTACGAACTATCGCGTATGTCAAAAGTTGGGCCACAGGGCGGTTATCCACCGTTTTCCGAGCGAATGGAAAGTTTTGAAGATTATTACAAACCAGGAGCTATTAGTATAAGCCCCGCGATTAGAGAAGACCTTATAACAAAAACTCGTTCTTTATTGTTTGGTACGTCTTCTAATAAAAGACCAATGCCGTATGAGAGCGTTCTCAAAATTGACACAGATATGGACAAACTAAACACAAATTCCGGTTGTCCAAGCTATGGCAAGCGTACTGACTCTCTCATTCAGGCGAGAGCATTGCGCGACGCTTATTCGGGTAAGTGGAGAGACTACCCGGCTATCTTAGGATCGCGTTCGCAACGAGGAAAGGACAGATTCATATTCATGTTTCCTTTCTCAACCAATTTGGTTGAAAAATCGTTCCTGATTCCACTTATGGATATTATTCGACAAAGAAAAGTCTTGAGTTTTAGTGCTTGGGAAGGTTTTGATGTTGTAGAAAAATCCATGGCAATGCAGGGTTTCTTTGAGAATTACAAGACATTGATCTCGCTGGACTACACCAAAATGGATAAACATTGTGGTGAGGATTTCACGCAATTCGTATATGATATAGTTGCGCCGGTTTTTCAAGAAAAGTTTCGCCCACTTTTGAAAGAGTCAATGTTTCATACAAATTCAATTAAAGTCCTAATAGGAATAGATAAAATGGCGTCTGGTGTACATGGTTTAGCCAGCGGTAGTGGTTGGACTAATTTCAGCGAATCAGTATTTTCACAGGCAGTCCACTATTTCATAGCTGCTAAATACGATTTCGAATTATCCAAGAACCAGCTCTTAGGCGATGACGCAGCCATGAGCCTACCTGTAGAAGATGATATGCTACCTGAAGTTATTGCGGATGTCGGTGATATTATGGGTCAAGAATTCAACCCCTCTAAACAACGTATCAGCAAAACTAGTGTTATATACCTGCAAAGGTTCTTTGATGTTAGCATACCCATTAAAGGATCTAGTGTCGTGGCAGGTTGTTATCCCAGTATTTTAGCTATAAATTCTGCGATTAACCCAGAGAGGTTTCACGACCCAAGGAAATGGAATGAGGAAATGGAAATACTCAGATGGATAATGATTCTAGAAAATTGTAACCACTCACCTTATTTTGAGCGATTAATAGAGTTTTTCATTGAAGGAGATAAGTTTAAACTCGGTTTAACTATCCCAGGGTTCTTTAAACGCGGAATTGTCACCGCTTATAAAGAGGCTCAGTCGATCAATGGCTTTGTACCATCATACAATCAAACGAATATGGATAGG